TTTATTATGGAAGTGGGACACTCTGCTCAATCACTATTTGAAGTAGATGATGAAATTACTTTCTCAAGTGGTGCTTCAGGTTTCATTTCATGGATTACCGATATTGATTCTGAGCATAAAATTTATGTTCGTAACTTAAAAGGTAATGTAGAACCAGGTGATTTACTATATGCTCAACGTGGCGGTACAGGTCAGGTTAAAGAACTTGGAATTGACGACTTCCCTAACAGACTAGTTGGTCGTGGTGGTGGTTGTGTGCTTTGTGACCGTCGTGTTGTTGATAAAGACTCATTATATGTTTACTGTCTAACATTTGGTTTCACACCTCGTTCTCAAAATGGTATGGGTTATGTAGCAAGAAACGGTGCCGGTATCAACGGTATTGGTTCTCTTTCAATTTTCGTACGTACAGCATTCTATGCATTAAATGGTGGACAAGTTACTCTGAACAACTCAGGTACACAGTTTGGTGACATCTCAATGCGTTCTAAAGGTTCTACTCAGATCATTAGACCATACGAAATTAATGACTCCCTATTACTTTCAAACACAGATTTTGCCGATGTATTAGACGAAAGAGCTGATGAAATCATTGATGATATGATTGAGCATCTAACGGCTAACACTTCAAGCGGTGGCCTAGGTTATCAAGGTTATAATGCAGATAAATGCTATCGCGATACCGGTATTATTACAGATTTTGTTGGTTATGACGTTGCTCTTGATACTAACTATTGGAACCGTTTAAGTGGTATTACTTATTCGGCAATCATGTCTAGCACAGTTAAAGGTGAACAATTAACTGAAACTATTGGTGCTAATGAGCATCTAAGAGATGAAATTGGTTATATCTTTAGAAATGCAAATACTGAAGTTGTAACACGTTCTAATCGTTCTATCAATGAAATGATTAATATTCTTGAAAACGGTGAGCCAGCAGCAAATCCAATTATCTTTGCAGATACAGGTAATACTGCAGCAACAAATGCTCGCGAATTAATTCAAGATAACAAAGATTTAATCATTGAAGGCATGGTTGAATGGATTGATAATAATCCAAACTTCTTTGCATACAATAGTAACACTTGCCGCAGAGATGTACAAGAATTTATTTTACCAGCAGTTAAATATGACGCAATGCTGGACACAAACTATAACTCTGTAACAGCAGGTAATGCTTATTACTTTAAGCAATCTTCAGTTGTACTCGATAATCAAAGAGATGAGACAGTTGGTGCTTATAAGAGATTAAGAAATGAAACTGATAAGCTTATTGAAGCAAATTCAGCAATTGGTGCTGTAAGAGCATATGATAAGTTTAACAATATTATCGATATTCTAGAAAACACTGGTACTAAATTAACACCAACTAATGTTACTTACAATCCAGCAACAGGCGAATCAGTATTTACGTTTGCCGAGCCACACGGTTTAACTGTTGGACGCAATATTAATATTGCGGTTGGTAGCATTATTATGAGCTGTGATACTGATGGAAATGTTATTCAATATGCACATCCAAGACCAGCAGATCCAGCAGCAAATGCGTCATTACCAATTATTGCAGTAACAACAACCACATTCACAGTTAATGTTGGTTCTACTGGATATACTGGTGTACATACATTTGTTAAAGCAGAGCGCGATTCAATTTCTGTAATCGGTAATGTAATTACATTTAGTGATAATGCAGGAATTCCTGCAGACAACAGAAATGCTCGTAAGCAACTACAAGCAAATAAAGAATTTATCCAAGATTACATGATGGATTGGGCTGATCAAAACTTCTTCTTATATGACAGCAAGAAGTGTCAGCGCGATACATACGATTATATTTTACCAGCAATCAAACGTGATATGATTACTGGCACAAACTTTAATGCAATTCAATCTGGTATTGCATATCGTCAAGCTATCACATCAGCGGTTGTCGATACTCAACTTACAGAAACTGTAGGTGCATTTACACATCTAAGAGATGAAGTTGCAAATATTCTAACAGATGAAGTTGCAATTGCAAGATCAAATGCGGCATTTAATAATTTTATCGATATCATGCAAATTGATGGAATCGAATATACTCCAACAAATGCTACATATGATCCAGCAACTGGTGATTCTACTATCACAATTCCAAATCACGAATTCCAAGTTGGTGATATGATTCTTCTTGCTGAAGAGTCATTAACATTCTCTTGTGCAAATACAGTTGCAAATACAGTCGTAGAAATTTCTCATCCAAGAGCAACAGATCCAGCATTTGATAGCCCAGTACAAATTACTGCGGTTTCCGGTGATGATATTACAGTTAATGTTGGTGGTGCAAATGGATACACTGGAGCACATACATTTGTAAGAGCTGCTAGACATGCGGTTAAACAATATGTAGAAGTTAATTCTTCTTGGACTCCAACAGATGCAACATACGATCCTTCAACTGGTATTTCAGAAATTACAATTGGTCAGCACAACATTGAAGTTGGAGACAAGATTGTTCTAGATCTAGAATCTCTAACATTCTCTTGTGCAAATACAGTTGCAAATACAGTTGTTAATATTTCACACCCACGTCTTACAGATCCAGCATTCAATACATTAATTGAAGTTACTGGAGTAACTGCTAATACAATTACTATTGACGTTGGAGACGCAGGTGGTTATACTGGAGCACATACATTTGTAAGTGCAACAAGTAATGCTGTTAAAACAGTAAACTTCCCAAGAGGTAAGTACACACCAACAAATGCAACATATGATCCAATTACTGGTCTATCAACAATTACAATTGGTAATCATAACCTTGTTGCAGGTGGAACAATTAAACTTGCTCCTGAATCATTAACATTCGAATGCGGATCACCTGCTCAACTTATTTCTCACCCAAGAGCAACAGATCCTGCATATAATACAGATCTAGTAATTCTTGGTACAACAGCTACGACAATTACTGTTAACGTAGGTAATGCTGGTGGTTATACAGGCGCCCACACATTCGTGAGTGCAAAACCATTTGCTGTTAATGTTACAACATCTTATACTGGTAAATTAACACCAACCGACGCAGATTACAATCCTGTAACTGGTGATATGACTTTCACAGTCGGACAGCACAATCTTGAAATTGGCAAGTGGATTTCAATTGCACCAGAAAGCATTACACTATCTTGTGCAAATACGGTTGCTAACACTGTATCTCAGCTTTCACACCCAAGACCAAAAGAAGTTGCTTATAAGCAGCCTGTAAGAATTACTGGTGTAACAGGAACTACATTTACTGTTAACGTAGGTAATGCAAGCGGATATACAGCGCCTCATACATTTGTAAGTGCTGAAACTGATTGTATCGATACAAATGCTATTTACTGGACAGACTCTGCTAAAATTGTATCTATTTACACACCAGAGTCAGCAACATACGATCCAGCAACTGGCGATTTTGTAGTAACAATTACTGGTCACGACTTAACAACTGATGACCATGTAGAATTTAAGCCTAACAGCTTTACGTTCTCATGTGCAAATACTACAACAGGCGAAGTTACAACAATCTCTAACCCAAGAATTGGCGAGCCTAACTATGGTATGCCTCTTCCAATCTCAGCCGTAACTACAAACACATTTACTGTTAATGTTGGAACTGCTGGTGGTTATACTGGTGCACATACATTTGTATCAGCTGATGATGATGCCGTTTACAAAGTAACATCTACTCAGCAAGGTGCGTATGCTCGTAAGCAATTACAAGCTAATAAGAAATTCATCCAAGACTCAGTAGATGGTTGGATTCGTGATAATTACTTTGTATATAATAAAGAAACATGCCAACGCGACACAGGTCTAATTCTAGACGCAGTTGCAAGAGATGTTCTAACAGGATCAAATCTAAACTCTGTATTCCACGGTTTAGCATATCGTTCTGGTAACGCTACAACAGATTCAGTAATTGCTAATGAGCTTACAGAAACAGTCGGTGCACTAGAATGGCTAAAAGGTGAAATTAATTCAACATTAACAGATGCTACAGCAATTGCAACCGCGGATACTGCATTCGATGAAATCATCGATATTATGCAAAACGGTACAGCAAATGCTGATATCAAAACATTTGGTTCATCATATGTCTCAGACGAAGCGTATGAAGCAAGAGCTGCACTACAAGCTAACAGACAATTTATTATTGATGAAGCAACATCATTTATTAACAACAAATATCCTACATTAAACTACGATTCAGTTAAGTGTGAAAGAGATGTTGGTTGGTTTACTGACTCAGTATCTTGGGACCTACAACACGGTTCTAATGCTGCTACAGTAATGAATGCAAGAATGTATTATGACAAAGCAGTTTCAATTTTACCAGCAGACGAAAGACCTGCTACAGCAGAGACATTTGAATTTATTGCAAATCTTGCTGGTCAAATTATTAGAAACGAAGTTGTTGATACTCAAGCATATACTTCATACGATGTTACAACTGCAACATATGATCCGGTAACTGGTCTATCAACAATTGACATCGGTGCTCATGATTTCAAAGTCGGTGATACAATCAGACTTGAAGAAGAGTCATTAACATTCTCTTGTGCTAATACGGTTTCTAATACAACAATTCAAATTAGTCACCCAAGAACAACAGATCCTGCTTACAATACTCCAATTGCAATCACTGCAACAACAGCTAATACAATTACGGTTGATGTAGGAGATGCAAATGGGTATACAGGTGCCCATACGTTCGTATCAGCAACAGCTGGCGCAGTTAAAGTTGCGGCAACACAACAAAATAGAGGCGCGGGTACAACATTTACTCCAACAAATGCGACATACAACCCAGTAACCGGTGTGTCTGTATTTACAATTGGCGATCACCAGTTTAATGTTGGTGATACAATCGAGCTTGACGAAGAGTCAATTACGTTTGAATGTGCAAATACAGTTGCTAATACAACGGTACAGATTAGCCACCCAAGAGCCTCAGATCCTCTTGGAGGCAACAAGCCTGGTACCATTACCGCAATTACAGATACCACTATTACAGTTAATGTGGGTGATGCTGGAGGCTACACAGGAGCCCATACATTCGTATCGGCTGATGCAAATTGTCTTCGTGCTTCAGAAGCATATACTCCAACAAATGCAACATACAATCCAGTAACTGGTATCTCTGAAATTACAATTGGTACTCATAATTACAAAGTTGGTGATCGTATTACTCTTGAAGAAGAGTCATTAACATTCTCTTGCGCAAATACAGTAGCAAACACTACTGTAAATATTTCTCACCCAAGAGCAACCGATCCTAAGTTTAATGAACCAATTACAATTATAGGTGTAACATCTACAACAATTACTGTTGATGTTGGTGATGCCGGTGGTTATACTGGAGTGCATACATTTGTAAGTGCTGATGATAAAGCAGTAAGATCTGCTATGATGCAGCCAACTTATACTCCATCAACTGCAAGCTATGATCCAGTTACAGGTATTTCTGTAATTACACTTGGTACACATAGACTTGAAAAAGGTGACTGGATTATTATGGATGCCGGTTCACTAACATTCTCTTGTGCAAATACCACAACAGGTGCAGTGACTCAGATTTCACATCCTCGTGTAACAGACCCAACGTATAATACTCCAGTTGAAGTTCTTGATACAACTTCTACAACAATCACATTACAAGTTGGTAATGCAAACGGTTACAGAGGTCTACATACATTTGTAAGTGCTGGAACAAATTGCATTAGAAAAGCATCTGTACCAACAATTGCACAAAAAGCAGAAGATCTGTTTAATGTTGTTGCAAAAGTTGTTAGAGCAAATGATTTCTCTGCTCTACCAGCAGTTATTGAGCCAGCATATAACGACACAGTTGAAAATTATGATGCTGCTCTACAAACAGATGCAAATAAAATTTACGGAAGTAAACCAAAGTATCAAACAGAAATCATTGATTATATTAGAGAGCAATACAATGGTCTTGGATATAACACTGATCTATGTTACCGCGATATTGGTTACATTGTGGATGCAATTTCAGAAGATCTTGAGTACGGCGGCAATGCTGGTACAATCAATGCGGCTTCTTACTATTGGGATCATGCTCTAAACATCCTTCCAAGAGATCAAAGACAGCCTACAAGATTAACATACATCCAGCTTGGTGAAGTTATTGAAGACGTAATTACAGAAACAACTGTACTACCAGTCTTTGGTACAAGCTTTACTGCAAACAATGCTACATACGATCCTGAAACTGGATTGTTCTCAGCAACTATTGGTTCTCATAACCTAACTGCTGGCGATTATATTTGGTTGGAAGAAGAATCATTCACATTTGAATGTGCAAATACTGCCGCTAATACGACAGTACAAATTTCTCATCCAAGAACAACAGATCCTGCACACGAAAAACCACTAAGAGTTCTTTCAGTAACAGGTGACACTGTATTCGTCAATGTTGGTGCAGTACCAAATGGATACAACGGTGTTCATACATTTGTATCTGCTGATGCTAATGGTGTTAAAGAGGTTGTCAGAAACTTCAATAAGCAAAATAAATCTGGTGTAGCCGGAGGCGCAACAATTGCAGCACAAGGTAAAGCACTAGCAAATATTATTGCAGATCTTGTAGATGACGAGCCTCTAGTTGAAGATCTTGGCGGATCAAGAGACGAATTCTTCAAAGCAGCTAAACAGCTTCCAGAAGTTACTGGTAATCCTGCAATGTCTCCAAGCAGAACATTTGCAAGAAAATCGCTACAAAATAACAAAGAATTCATCCAAGAAGAAGTTATCGACTTTATCTCAGACGAATACTTTGTATTTGAGTCAGGTAAATGCGCTAGAGATACCACATATATCTTAGATGCTGTAAGAAGAGATGTTCAAACTGGTTCTGATTATAACGGTAAAGTAATTGGTAAATCTTACAGAGCTGGAACAATTGGAACTAACGTCGTAATTGATAAACAACTTGCAGAAACTGTTGAAGCGGTTCAATGGTTACAAAAAGATATTGAAGGTCGCTTAACAGGTACTGCTCTTTCAAGAGCTACAGCATCTTTCAATAACTTAATTGATGCAATGGTTAATGATTACGATGCAGCCACAGCAAATTATAACTTTGGTACAGCAAATGTTGGATCAAACTCAGTAAATGCTAGAATTGGTCTACAGCTTAACAGAACATTTATGATTGCAGAAGGTACAGCTTGGCTTGCGGTAAACCATCCAACTCTTGCATACGATATTGATAAGTGTGAAAGAGATATTGGTTATATGGTGGATGCCGTTTCATACGACGTACAGCATGACAGCAATGTCGCAATGAGAAACGTTGCTAGCATGTACTTTGAAAATGGATTATCACATCTTCCTGCAGATCAAAGAGGTCCAACTGCAGATCTTTATATCCACCTTGCAGCGGTGGCTGAGCAAGTTGTACTAAAACAGTCTGTAACAAGATCCACAGGTAATACAGAAACACAAAATATAATATTTGGTCCAGTAGCTGGAGCAATTGCTCAAACTGTACAAGATCTATGGACAATTGTTGCCGATATTATTACAGCAAATACATTCAATGCAGCTCCAGCAGTTCAAGAAGCACAATCAACAGCTGGTGCAGCAACAGGTTATAATTATGATACAGAAGCAGCAATTATCGCTGGTCGAGTATCTACTCTAGCGGTTGGTGTTACTGAATATCTAAAAGACACATTTAACTATCTAGAATATAACCAAGCAAAATGCCGCAGAGATGTTGGATATATGGTGGATGCAATCTCTCACGATATCCAATATGGTGGTAACTCAGCAATGTGGAATGCAGCACAAATCTACTTTGTGAATGCAGTTAACTTACTTCCACTGGCACAAAGAGAACCAACTCGCCGCGCATTCAAACATATGGGTGAAGTAATTTACAGCATCATCAGAAACGATACAGTTCCTGTAAGATTAGGTAAAACATTTACACCAACAAATGCAACATATGATCCAGAAACTGGTCTATCAGTAATTACTCTTGGAAACCATAACCTAAAAGCAGGTCATTATATTCTTCAAAAAGAAGAAGGCATGACATTTAGCTGTGGTACACCTGCTCAGCAGATTTCACACCCAAGAGCTACTGATCCAACATTTGGTAAACCAGTTAAGATCATTTCTACAACTGCAACAACAATTACAATTCAAGTTGGATTTGCAAGTGGATACACAGGTGCTCATACATTTGTATCAGCAGCAAAAGGTGCCATTACTCATGTAATTGGTAACCCGATTGCTCAGGATAAAACTTCTCTTACAGCAAGAAGATACATTGCTAGAGAAGCTAGAGATCTTGCTTGGATGGTTGCAGATGTTGCATTCGAAAATAACCCAACAACTCTACCAGTTAAAGTTGAACCTTCATTAGATTGGGTTGAAACATCTCTACAAGATGCTAAGCAAACAATCGATAGAGATCAAGTAAATCTAGTTGAAGATATGATTAACTTTATTACAACAGAGTATAGAGGTCTAAGCTATCCAAGACAAACTTGCCGCCGCGATGTTGGTATTATTGTTGACGCTCTATCACATGACGTTAACTATTCAACAAACTATGGTACAAGACTAAATGCTAATATGTACTTCAGCTATGGTACAAGTGTTCTTCCATACGATCAAAGACAGCAAACAGCTGATTTCTTTGCTAAGATGGCTACACTAACAAGTGATATCGTACAAGAGCAAGTTGCAGGACAAAATCTAGATAATACTGCAGGAACACCTGCAGCTGGTGAATATGTAGCAAATCTAGTTAGAATTATCGAAGAAGCAATTCGTCGTGACAGCCTAGATGCTCTACCAGAGATTGTAGAACCAGATACTTCTTGGATTTCACAAGATCTAATTTGGATGGGTAAAGAAATTGATAACAATCTAGATGAATTAGCAGATGATCTAACAACTTGGATTAATAAAGAATATCAAGTTCTAGACTATGACAAAGCAAAATGTCGTAGAGATGCAGTCTATATTCTAGATGCATTTAGCCACGATATGAACTACGGTGGTAACGCTGCTTCTAGATGGAATGCAGATTTCTACTTCTGGAATAATATTCTACGCATTCCTGAAGATCAATTACTACCAACAGGTCAAGCATATCGTGAACTTGGTAGAATTTGTAAGCAAGTTGTTCTTGGAACATATCCAGGTCAAGTTGTAAGAGGCGATGTATCAAGTCAAGAAAAAGCAGATGAAGTTGAAAAGCTAGGCTTAATCTTCTACAACGCATTCTTAAACAATTCGCCACAGAAACTAGGCCCTGTAATTGAACCAGACTTTACTTGGGAAGATAATGCAATCTTCAAATTTAGTAAAGATATCTTAGCAGATAATAGAATTAGACTTCAAAAAGAAGTTCAAAGATTTATTGGTGCTAATTACAAATTTGTTGATCTGCCTAAAACTAAGCGTGACGCTAGAAATGTTCTCAGATTTATTGCAAACGACTTTAGATATGTTAACCCGACTAATGGTCAAGAAGGTAGTGATCAAGGCGCTAGAACAATTATTGCAGCGTTGTTTGATACTGACGCACAATGTGTGTTCCCAGTATTCAACCCACCAGAATCATTTAGCGGTTGGCAGAATCTGAGATTTAAAGGCACATTACAAGGTACAACACAGAGAGATGCACTAACTGGCATGAAGCGCTGGGATGCATATATCATTCCGACAAACTATAGTGGAAACCGCTATGATGGTACAATCCACTATTGGAATGGTACTGCTTGGGCTACAGCAGGTGCAAACAATGTTGATCTTCTAGAATCTTTCTACTTAACATGGGAAAGAATGAGAGATTACATTAAAGACAATGTTGTTCCTGACGCAGATCATAGAGACATGGTTCTTGGTCTATTCAATGAAGTTCTAATTGAATCACTACTAAGACCAAACTTCTTAACATTTGGTTCTCTTGTTGAATCAATTGCTCACCAGTTTAACGGTGCATCTGCGGGTGTTAACAGAAACGCTCTACCTCTAAACTTCAGAAACCTTGGTGCAGCTATCTCAGCTACTGCTTCGGTACTAAATGAAGATGGTGGTCGTATTAGATGGTCAGGTGCTGACGAACTTAACAACCAGTACTTCGCAAGAGGTCTAAGAATTAACGGTAGAACAGGTCGTATTGAAGGTCGTCCGTTTACCTCGTCAGTGAGAAAACTTGCACGTCGTGCTTCAAACAGTAGAGCAGCGCTATAAGCCAGAAATGATAAATAGATGGTAATCGAATTATAAATCTAAAGGACAGGATATAATGGCATATACAACATACATAGAGGCAAATACTGGGATTACAGTTGTTGTAACTTCTCAGGCGCCTGACGCTCTGCCAATTGGAAAAAACTTAGAACTAACAACGAACTGGCAAGAAGTTATTACAGTTCCTAAGTTTGAAGTACCAGAACTCGTTTTTGGTGGTTCTAGTGTTGTAGAACCTGGTGTTGGAGAGGTTATCAGTCCGTTTATTGTAACAAATAAAACCGCTAATACTGCGTATTTAGATATTCAATTTTATCGCTTTGCAGAAAATAGCAATTTTTATGTTATTAGAAATATGGCAATACCAGCATACGATACTATTCCTATTCCACTTAATGGACAATTCCTCGCGTCTGGCGACACTTTGGAAGCGAAAGCTGATGTCAATTTAGCTCTTGACGTTACTATATCATATACACTCGGCCAGTCGGAGGAATATGATGTTGTTTAAGAATACGTCCTCTTTAATATGCTTTCGTAAGGAGGAGATGAAGTAATGGCATTTAGATCAATCAGCGGAAGTAGAATCATTGGAAGCGGCAAGCCGCAACCAACTCCTATTACACTTGACCCAATTCCATTTGAAGGTTCTCTTGTATATGGTGATGACGGAAAGGTTTATCTTTCAAACGGCACGGCTTGGGTAGAAATTGGTACCGCAGGTAGCTCAGTCCAAGGTGTTCAAGGTTTAGACGGTCTACAAGGTTTACAAGGCGAATATGGTCCAGGTTTTACAATCATTGGATCTGTTGCTGGTCCAGCAGATGATACAAGTTTAAAAGCAGCGTTTCCCGGTGCAAACACCGGTGAAGGCGTAATTGATCAATCTGATGATACTCTTTGGATTTATGATGGTACTAACTGGATTAATATTGGTTCTTTCCGTGGTGTACAAGGCTTTGATGGTCCTCAAGGTATTCAAGGTGTTCAAGGTACAATTGGTGAAGAAGGTATTCAGGGTTCTCGTGGTTATCGCGGTTTCCAAGGTATTCAAGGTGTTCAAGGTACAAAAGGTCACCAAGGAACGCAAGGTGTTCAAGGCTTACAAGGAACACAAGGTGTTCAAGGTGTGCAGGGAGTTCAAGGAACACAAGGTGTTCAAGGATTACAAGGCGTCCAAGGTATTCAAGGCGTTCAAGGAATGCAAGGTACTACTGGTATACAAGGTGATACTGGTTTCCAAGGTTTTTCAGGCGACGACTCAGGTAGTGTATTAGAATTTAATTTCTTGGGGGCAAATGCCAATACAGACCCAGGACAAGGTAATCTTCTTTTAAACGAGCCTGCAGCAAACACATCAGATTTTGCTAATACAACACAAATGTGGATCGATGATTTAGATTCATATGGTGTTGATATTTCCGGTTTATTAACTGCAGTAGATGCTTCTTCGTCTACAAATAAAGGTTATGCGAAATTAACAAAAAGAAATGAACCTAGCAAATATGTTGTTTTCTCAATTCAAGATGCAGAAGATCTTTCAGGTTATTGGTCTCTTGCACTTACGCATGTTGCTGGTACTGCATTAAAATCTGATTTCCAAGGTTCACCTCTATTAGTAGATTTTTCAATTTCAGGTGATCGTGGTTTCCAAGGCATCCAAGGTATGCAAGGAACAACCGGTATTCAAGGTGCCCAAGGTATTCAGGGTCCTCGCAACTTCCAAGGTATTCAAGGTTCTCAAGGTCCGCAAGGAACAACTGGTATTCAAGGTTCTCAAGGGACTCAAGGTCTTTTAGGTAACCAAGGTGTACAAGGTCCACAGGGTGTACAAGGTATTCAAGGCGTACAGGGTATTCAAGGTATTCAAGGAAGCCGTGGTATTCAGGGTATTCAGGGACAACAAGGCACTCAAGGATTCCAAGGTGTACAAGGCGGAGGCGGTTTCCAAGGTGCGCAGGGTGTACAGGGTGATAATGGTTTCCAAGGGGTACAAGGCTTTACAGGATATAATGGTGGCTTAAGTTATCTTTGGAACTTTAGTTCTTCTACTACAGAAGGATTTCCTGGTTTAAACAGTTGGTTGCTCAACAGTGCCGACGTTACTGCTGCTACAAAGCTTTTCATTGATGACTTAACAGACTCTGGAAGAAGAGTTGACGAATTATTTAATTATTTAGATAGTTTTACAAGTAGTCCAAAAGGTCAAATCTTTATTAGAACACCAAAAGATCCTGCAACTGGTAATTATCAGTTCCTTATCTATGAATACACAGATTGGGTTTGGGGTGTTACTGGTACAGGTGCTGACTGGGGTCACTTTGTTGTTAATCTTATCGAGAGATCAGAGTTAGAAGGTACTGATTTAAGTCCAGGTACAAGTTGGCAAACTGGTGCTGCTGCCGTTTACGGTAACGAAGCAGTATTTGAATTTATTCCAGCTGGTCAACGCGGTACTCAAGGTATCCAAGGTACAGATGGTATCCAAGGTGGATCTGGTGTTCAGGGTGTTCAGGGTATTCAAGGCCCACAATCTATCCAAGGTATCCAAGGTACAATCGGTGTACAAGGTGAAGCCGGTTCTTATGGTGGTTCATCATTTGAATATGACTTTACTCCAGATACAACACCAACCGGTCCTGCCGCAGGTCTATTTAAGTTTAATAATGCAAATATTCAATCAGCAACTATCTTAAGACTCTCAGAAACAGAGACTTATGGTAACGACATTAGCGCGTTCTTAGCAACACTAGATGATAATACAAGCACAATTAAAGCTTATATTAAACTAACTTCTGTTGCAAATCCTGCTGAATTTGCTATGTATGGTATGACTGCATTAACTGATGCTGGTTCATATGTAAATATGACAGTTACGCATCTTGCTTCATCTGCGAATATGGATGCAACATACCTAACAAACAATACGGATACAGTTATAAGCTTCACATCATCGGGCGATGCTGGTATTCAAGGTCTGCAAGGCGTACAAGGATTACAAGGTTTACAAGGTGATCTAGGTATCCAAGGTGCTACTGGTGCTGGCACGCAAGGTGCACAGGGTGTACAAGGTGATTTTGGTTTCCAAGGTACTCAAGGCTTCCCAGGTCCAATTGGTCCACAAGGTATTCAAGGTACAGCAGGCTTCCAAGGTACTGGTGGTTTACAAGGTGCCACAGGTGGATTTGGTGGTGTAACATTTGATTATACATTTAGCACAAATACAACAAATACAGATCCTGGTGTTGGTAATCTTAAGTTTAATAATACAAGCTTTTCCAGCGCAACGCTGCTGTGGATAGATGACCGCGATGATAACTTTAATGACATTCAGCCGTTCTTAAGAACAGTTGACGATTCTACAAGCCCAATTAAAGGCCACTTTAAAGTTTCTGAAAAGCTAGATCCTTCAAAATTCGTTATCTTTACTATTTCAAGTTTACAAGAAAATCCTCCGACTGGCTATATTGAAATTTCATGCGCATATGTAAGTGGTTCTGTAACAACTTTTGCTGATGCAGAAGATGTTATTATTACATTTGCTAGAACAGGTGATATTGGTCCTGCTGGTCCTCAAGGTCCTCAAGGTACTCAAGCAGCACAGGGTATACAAGGTAATGACGGTGGAATTGGTTCACAAGGTATCCAAGGTGTACAAGGTAATGATGGTTTCCAAGGTTCACAGGGTACTGCTGGCTTTATTGGTGGTTCTGGTATCCAAGGTTTCCAAGGTATGCAAGGACTTCAAGGTGTACAAGGTATTGGCGGTGTAGATGGAACTGAAGGTGCTCAAGGTTTCCAAGGTCTACAAGGTGAAGATGGTGCAAGCATTCAAGGTATGCAAGGTCAGCAAGGTACCCAAGGTATCGGTGGTGTTGGCGCAACTGGTATCCAAGGTTTCCAAGGTCTACAAGGTGTAGCAAACCAAGGTATTCAAGGTGTACAAGGTAATGATGGCCCTCCAGGTTTTGGTAATCAGGGTATTCAAGGTTTCCAAGGTTCCCAAGGTACTAAAGGTGATCTTGGTTCACAGGGTATTCAAGGTATTGGTGGCCAAGGTACAAGTGGTCTGCAGGGTCCACAAGGTATTCAAGGTACCGTAGCAGCACAAGGTCCGCAAGGTATTACCGGCGACGGTAACCAAGGTGTACAAGGTTTCCAAGGTGCAGCCGGTATTGGTAATACTGGTATTCAAGGTAATACTGGTTTCCAAGGTATCCAAGGTTTAATCGGTGAATCTGGTGTTGGTGGTTTCCAAGGTGTGCAAGGTAACGATGGTATCCAAGGCTTCCAAGGTATTGACGGTGGTTTAGGTAACGATGGTCCACAGGGTGCGCAAGGTACTCAAGGTGATTATGGTTTCCAAGGTCCTCCAGGTGTTGGTTTCCAAGGTATTCAGGGTACGCAAGGTTTCCAAGGTCCACTTGGTATTCAAGGTTTCCCTGGACAAGGTACTCAAGGTATTCAGGGTATTCAGGCTGCACAGGGTGTTCAAGGTGAGCGTGGCTTCCAAGGTACACAGGGTGTTCAAGGTCCTGGTATTCAAGGTGGTATTCCAAACATCCAAAACGTTCATGAAACTTCATTACAAGGAACACCTCTATTCATTGGCTTTATTGAAGCCGGTTCATCACACAGACCTCTTATGGCAACAACTGGCCCAAATCCAGGTGGTGAATCTAACTTCTTCTATACCAGTGATATTGATACTTTAACAGTAGAAAACTTAGATGTTATTGGTAACTTAACAGTTTCTGGTACAGCTGATGTCGGTACGATTACTGGTGTTTCTTCAGATTTCCACGTTCCTACTGATGTTGATATTCTATATGGTGGTACTTCATCCGTACCGTATGTAAAGCAAGGATTTGAGAGTTCATCTACAAGTCTTGTCTTTGATGCAAATACATCTATTGTTTCTGCTATTACATTTAGAGAACTATCTTCTGGAACATCATTCTTTACCTTTAATATGCAAACCGGCGAGTTTACAGCATCTGGTGATATTTCTGCTAACTCAGACGAAAGACTTAAAGAGAATATTGAAACAATCGATAATGCTCTAGAAAAAGTTACTCAGATGCGTGGTGTTTATTTCGATATGAAAGCAAATCCAGGTACAAGAAAAACTGGTCTTATTGCGCAAGAGGTTGAACAAGTTCTTCCTGAGGTTGTTAAATCAGAATCAGAAGGAGAGCAAATTAAGAGTGTTGCTTATGGAAACATTGTTGGTCTTCTTGTTGAAGCAATAAAAGATCTGAAAAAAGAAGTTGACGAATTAAAAGGTCAATAACTTTGATAAATCTTTATGTTTTATAAAGGGGGCGTTGTAGCCCCCTTTTTTACAAACAATTTGTTCCTATTATAAATAAAGAAAAAAAGAGATTAATCAATGAGTTCTCAACTAAATATCTATATCGATAAAGGCACGGATTTCAGTCTAACCGTCGAACTTTTCGACGAGAATGATTCTGCGTTAGACATTGCCGCTACAACTTTTTATGGTAGCATGAGAAAAGTGTATTCTGAAAGAAACGCTGCTAATTTTGTTATCACCAAAAACGGTGGAAGCGATGCAAATACTGATCCTACATTAGATTCAATTACTATTGCTTTAGATGCGGATACTACAAGCCAATTAAAACCTGGAAAATATCCATATGATATTTTAATGAAAAAAGCTGGTGATGAAGGAGAAATATCAAAGATAGTTGAAGGAATTGCTTTTGTTGTATCAACTATCACGGAGGTATAAGCTGTGGCCGTAAAAGTTAAAGTCGGACAGACTAAAAATATACGTCTGGTCGCCGCTGGAGAGAAAAAACCGTTTATTACACCAAACTCTGTTGCGCTTGGCTTTGATACAACCGGTGATTATGTTCGCCAAATCGAAGCTGGACAGGGTATTATTGTTACACCTGATAGTTCTCTAGAAGGTGCAAACGTTGTTATATCGCATGCTAATACTTCTACACAATTAAGTTCTAATAATGGTATTTTAGAATTTACTAGAAATGTAGATTTAGATCAGTTTGGTCACATTACCGGTTTAGAAAATACTTCTTTAAATCCACAAAATTTCTTTGCAAATACATCTGTAATTAGTACCAAAGATATTACTTTTGGTAATACTGCAATTACACTTGGTGAAACTACAAGTGAAATTAGAGGTGTTAATCTAGAAGATATTGTTCGTATCACAGGCCAAGGCGGCATAATTGATATGAACTTTAACAGATTCACTACTATGGGTGATCCTGTTAATCCTACTGATGGTGTTAATAAAAGATATTTAGAAACTGAAATTGAAGGTGTGGAATTCCGCACAAAAATTATTTCAGATCC